CTGGTGGATTACAAAGACAAGGTGCCGAGTCTTTAGCATTAGTTACAACAGATCAAACTCTAGCAAAAAACAAGCAAAAAGTACTTAGTCGAATTATTTTACCTATTCCAGAAGGTGTTGGAGATACCAATAATGCAGACTGGTCAAATAGTAACGTAAATCCATTTGATGCTACTTTGATTGGAGCATTCAATCAATTTTTGGGACAATCTGCTGGGGGAAATCTTCCAGGTGCTTTTGGTGACATGGCTAAAAATCTTGCTGGTTCTGGATCTGCTTTAGCACTATCTGCAGAAGGAGGAAAGGCATTTATGGCATCAATGTCTGCTAAAGCAGCCGCAGCGATAACAGGAAATGCTAACGCCCAGGGACTAATTAATAGAGCACTTGGTGCAACATTAAACCCAAATAGCCAACTCTTATTTAACAGTGTGGCTCAAAGATCTTTTGGATTTAGTTGGGACTTAGTTCCAAGGTCTAAAAAGGAATCGGATGAAGTAAAAAATATAATAAGAATATTTAAATCCTACATGTCTGCAAGAAAAGGTGCTCAGGCTCAACCAGGTGGTGGATTCTTTATTGGGTCTCCAAGTGTATTCCAATTAACTTACATGACAGGTCAAAAACCACATGCATTTTTGAACCAGTTCAAACCAATGGCATTAACTGGGATGTCAGTTAATTATACAGGATCTGGAACTTATGCAACATATGGTGATTCAACACCAGTTCATATGCAATTAACACTTAATATGAGCGAACTTACACCAATTTATGCTGAAGATTATGATACAAAAGAAGGAAAAGATGGAGTAGGATACTAAGATGGCATACTTTAGAGAACTACCAGATTTAGAATATCAATCACCATTCTCGGATAGAAACTCTTCATTAGATTATGTAAGGGCAAAAAATATCTTTAGAAGAGTAAAAATCAGAGACGACTTACAGAAAGTTTTTACAATATTCAACAAATATACCATTTCTGATGGTGCAAGACCTGATACAGTTGCAGAGGCACTATATGGAAAGTCAGAATTTGACTGGGTTGTACTCATCAGTGCTGGGATAGTTAATGTAAGAGATGAGTGGCCACTCTCAAACTATGATTTGTACAATTACAGTTATGAAAAATATGGAGATAATCTCAATGACACTAAATTTTATGAAACAATAGAAGTCAGAGATCCTAATGGAAGATTAATTCTCCCTGCTGGAAAAGTTGTTGATGCTAACTTTACAATTCCAGACCCAGCGAATAAAGTTCAAAATTTACAACAATCTAAAGTTGTTGTAGCAATTAATAATTATGAATATGAAGTTCGTAAGAATGAGGCAAAAAGAAACATTTATGTATTAAAATCAGAATACTTACCAAGTTTCTTAACTGATATTAGAAAGATTATGACATATACAGAATCATCTCAATTTATTGATTCTAAGTTAATTAAGGCATCTAATACTAGAATCAAGTCACCATAAAAAAGGGGGCATATGCCCCCAGTGTATCAGTCTTCGGCAAGACGGGCGAAGTAGGACAGAGCATCATCATCCTCATCTTCTTCAACCGCAGCAGCACGACGGGTGGGTTGAAGATTGTTGAGTTCAGTACGAAGATCCTCAGTTAGTTCGCGGGTCGAACCACGGGTGTTGTCCTCATCAAGATCTTCGGGGTCCTGATAACGAGGAGTACCTTTGGAACCAAGCACATAGTCAAGACGCTTCTTCAGTTCATCATAGGTCTTGAATTGGTCGGCAGCAACGAGTTCGGCAAGCGAATACTGCTTCTTCCACACTGCTTCCATTGCATCATCATCGTCCAGCAGAGGAGCAGCAGCAGCAAACTCACTAGAATCATAGTTACGATAACCAGCAACGTTCTTCGCCTTCAGTTTGAAGTTGGCACCTTGCCAGAAGTCAAACGGATCGATTGCTTCCTCATCTTCAAACTCGGGTTGCATCGCAGCAGTCAGTTTGTCGAAGATCTTTTTACCGAACTTGAACAGGAAGACCTTACCTTCGTTCGCAGGGTTGGCAGGATCTTTCACAACGTAAATGTTGCTCACATAAGTCAGTTTGCGCTTCTGCTTACGTGCCAGTTCCTTACCAGCATCAGTACCATTGTTCCACAGTTCAGAGTTGTACTCAGACACTGGATCCTTCTGACCCAGAGTAGTCAGAGAGTTCTCAATATACCAACCACCAGGACCTTGGAATGCGTGACTGTAGAGTTTCACGAACGGAAGGTCCTCACCGTTCGGAGCAGGGAGGAAACGGATTACGGCATAACCATTGCCGCTCTTATCTACATCCAGTTTCCAGATGCGGTCATCACTAGAACCGCTACCAGTATTCATTTTTTCAACTTCTTTGACCAGTTTAGCGGTCAGAGAGCCCAATTTAGATTGCTTCTTAAGGTCAGCAAAAGACATTTGGATTACCTCGGATAGTTTGGATTCGGGGGATTTACTTGGATATTATAGCGAAGATTGAATCACCTGTCAATGAATTGTTTGAGGGATTCAATGGTCTTATTCATACTACTGAACAGTACTTGCATATCAGTCTCTGGTGGAAAACCCATCAATGCGACTGATTTGCGTAGGTTCTCTTTCATCTCAACCGCTTGTGGATCATCTGAAAGAGACAGTCTAGTATACATCACTCTCTGCTTTTCTAGCAAGAGTTCTAACTTTTCAATGTGTTCCAGTTTGGTCTCACGGGGCATCATACCAAAAGTGAGAATACTTCCGTATATCTCCTCTTGTAACTTATTGATTTCTTTCAGTTCATCTTGAATAATATCGGAGTCAAAAAAGTTACTCATCTATGATTTCCCTTAAAATCTTCTTGTACTGGAATACGTCAATATTTATGAATTATTCTTTAATGCTCTTTTTCTTTCTCTTGCCCGTTCCTTACGGTTTTCCCTATCTTTTTGATTTTCCCAATATCTCTTTTTCTCCCTAGCTCGTCTAGCTAAAACTTGCTCCTCAGTCAAACCTTTTGCCCATCTCTTCTTTTCATAATCTGGATTTTTATCTCTCCACTTTTTTCTAGATTGTTCTTTTTGAACCTCTCTAGATGGAAAATTTTCCCAATTTTCGTCCTTTATATCTTCTATAAAATCAGGACCATCAATATTAAGAGCAAGATTAATACTCGATACATTTAACATATTCTTTTAGTAGGGGTAATATTATTTAGGCGGGACTTACGCAAGTCAAATACCCCTACCCGACTTTGCTGCCCGCACTCTATGAAATTATTTCTCTAAGAATTTTTTTATAGTTAAAAATATCTATTTGAAGAAATGGTGAATATTTTTTAATTTTAAGAGAAACACACTCCCACACTGGGTCCAAAAGTTTTTCATCAAACGTCTTCCCGAACAGGAATATTTTATCATATATGACCAGTGTTTCAAGGCTAATCTTCCCGCTCAGGAATTTTTTTAGAACGGGTGGATGTCCTTTGGAACAATTCAACGCATCCTCTAATTTTGTTTCCGAGAACAATTCGTTGCTTTGCTCTTTGAACAAGTAAGTCAAACTCTGCTGTCGTCTCATCCATTCTTGATATGTTCTTTCTCCTTCGTTTATTAAAGAACCAATCCATAAATTACTCGGGTTGTCTGCTTCTACAAAGTTTGATACTAAGAAATCTACGACTTCTTTATCAGAATATTTGCGACTTGTCTTCTCGAACCAGTATTTGTCCTTGCGTTTGTTGAAGGATGTCATACTGGCACGGGTCTTCGCACCATATTTAAAGAAATCGTATTTTGGGTTTGTGAAATGATTTTTAAGTGACAAATAATGTTGATAAGTTTCAAAGGGTGTCACGATCATAAAGGCAATCTTGCTCTTGATGTTTTCTTCATAAAGTTAAGACGAGTGGCATCCCACTTGAGTCTTTCTTTTAAAGGTTTTGAAATGAGTTTCGTAACTGATTCTACCTCAAGACTATTGACTTCGCAATAGTGACAAATAGCATCAATATAATTCAGATTTTCTTCAGCAACAATTTTCTCAATCTCAAGAGCAAACTTGGAAGGGGTTAAAAATTTACTTTCTATTGCCTGTTCTAGTTCTTTATTTGGTTCCATAGAGCTCCAGTTTATCTCCAACAAACTTTCTAATGTATTTGCCGAGTAGTTTGATGTACTTTGATTTGTCTCTTTCTTCATAGACGACGCATTCTCCATTTTCACAAGCCATAATGATTACAAGTTTTTTGACTGAAATACCAGTCAGTTCGTATAGCATACAACCGTAAGCCATACATTGAACAAAATAGTGTTCAATCCACTCGCGTGGTTTTGGTTTTTTGGAAGTCTTAAAGTCAATTATTGCTAACTCACCGTCATATTCGGCAATACAATCAACTGTCCCAGCAATTCCCAGTTGTTTACTATATAGGGACCCTTCAAGGGCGTAAATATTATTTATGCGATTTAGATTCGTCTTCGCAATTTTAAACAGAAAATCCGCCATCGGCGCAACAGACGGGAGATCTTTATTGTCCAGATAATTTTCCACGAGAGAATGCATATCCGTGCCACGAGAAGTAGCTGCCTTAGTAATCTTCTCCGCTTCCTCCTCACCAACCTTTTTACGCCAATTGACAAAGATTTCACGATTAAAAT